TTCTACTCATGCTAGTTCTCGCTTAAAACATAATAGTGATAATATTTTTACTGATGCTTATCACCCAAATGCTGATAAGTGGACAACTGCTAGAAGTCATACTGTAACACTAAATGGAGCAATTACAGGAACAGCAACTCAAAGTGTTGATGGAACGGGCAATAAGACATGGACAATAACAACAGCTTATAATGGAGCTTATTCTGAAACAGATACATTAGCTAGTGTCACAGGTCGTGGCGCTACTACTTCAACGCAATCGTCGTTTAATAGTGGTATTATAACTCAAGCTAATGGTATAAGATTATCAAGAACTCAAGCTAATTCATCGATATGGTTTAATGGAGGTTCAGCAACAGACCAGAATCACGTTCTCTGGAACGCAGCATATGGAACTACTCCAACATCGAGGCCTGGAACAAGTGGCGCTTTCGATGGAATGATGTGGAATACTTACAGAGGGATAAAAATTAGAGGTGGCTTATCTGGAGCATATAACGTAATAGTCGCTTCTAATAGTAATGGTAATACTAATGACCACACAGTAAAACTCTATGCTTCTAACGTAAAACGATTTGAGACTACCACCGCTGGTGCAGCAATAGAAAGCACGTTATTACTTGGCAGTTATTCAGATGCTGCAAAACAAGGTAAATTAATACTTGGTGGCAATGTAGCAAATAAACAAGCCGAAATTAAGTGCACAAATGGTAATCTACACCTAGATTCTGAAAATACATCAGCTACATATCTTAACTTTTATGAAGGTACTGCTGGTGTTGCTTTTGGTACAGGTGCAAGTGGTGTTGCTGCTTGGATGGGTCCAGATGGAGACTTGTGGAAAGGCTCTAGCGACAACAATGGCTCTAGATATTTTAATGATGGTTATCATCCTAATGCTGACAAATGGACAACAGCAAGATCACATACTGTTACTTTAACTGGAGAAGTTACTGGTACTGCTACGCAATCAGTAGATGGTACGGGAAACAAGACTTGGTCTATTGCTACAACTTTAGGAAATACGGCTCTTAATGATCAATATATCAAGCGAGGAACTCCTAGTCTAACCGGTAATATAACAACAATAGCAAGTAGTAGCGATATTGTAAGATGGAATAATACTACTACAGGAAGGCCAGTACCAGGCCAGTCTAATGAGTATGGCCCTATGCTGCAGATGGCATATGACGGTACTAAAGTGTCTCAGCTTGCTCATGATTTTGATCAAGATAACTTGTATTTTAGACAGCTTAATACTAGTACAGATACAGCTAATAGCTGGGAACAAATATTCCATGACACTTATCATCCTAATGCAGATAAATGGACTAGCTCAAGAACATTAACATTAGCTGGTGACTTAAGTGGTAATGTTTCATTCGATGGTTCAGCAAACTTTACACTTTCAGCTCAAGTTGTTAATGATAGCCATGAGCATCATAGATTAGATTCAACAGATGATAGAGATATGAAGCCAAATACTTCTGGTATTCATAATGTTCAAGCAATTAAACCTTTCTTTTCATCTTATGGTGGTATGACAGGAAGTGCTGATACTACTTATGTTGATGTATTAGCAATTGATACTTATTCAGATTCCTCAGGTGGCGGTCCAAGTGCGATTACATTTAAAAAAGGAAACTCTGCAGGTAATCCAGAAATGCATATTTGGCATGCTGGTTGGAATTCAAGTACATGGTCAACAGGACAAAGAGTATTTGCAGATAACTACCACCCAAATGCAGATACACTTACAACAGCAAGAACAATTGCTGGTACAAGTTTCAATGGTTCAGCAAACATTGATATTAATTACAATAATCTAACTAATAAACCTACGATTCCATCACTATCAGGATATGCTACTGAAACATATGTAGGAACACAAATTAGTAATCTAGTTGATTCTTCACCCTCCGCCTTAAACACTCTTAATGAATTAGCTGCGGCGATTGGCGATGATGCAAACTTTAGTACTACAGTAACAAATAACATTGCTACAAAAATGCCAAAGACTGGTGGAACATTTACAGGAAGCTTAATACAAGGTTATAGTGCTGGAACTAATGAGATGTTTAAATGGCAGAATAATACTTCTGGTGGCCATATTCAATTAGGATTCCAGCAAAATGATACTGATGGATTACATCATAGATTTTATATTAAAACATATAAAGGAAGTGCAACTGCTTCGGGTAATGTCGATTTAATTGTTCGTGGTTCTGGTGGTTCAACAACAACTGATGTATTAGAATTGCACCATGGCCAAAGAGCTTCATGGCAAGGTAATGATATTTTTACTGATGCTTACCATCCAGAAGCAGATACACTCACAACAGCAAGAACAATAGCGGGTACAAGTTTTGATGGGTCTGCAAATATTGATATTAGCTATAATAATCTAACTAATAAACCAACAATCCCGACTAATACAAATTACTACTTAGATGGTATCAGTAAATCGGGTAATACACTTACATTTAGCGTAAATGGAGCAACTAACCAAACATACACATTTGGTTCTAATGCATTTAATAGTACTACAATTCCAACAAACAATAACCAGTTAACAAATGGCGCTGGTTATATTACGGATGGTAATACAAACTGGAATAATACATACGGATTTATAACTTCTGGAGACTCAAGCATTACTAGTAAACTACCAAAAGCTGGTGGTACTATGACTGGTAGTTTAAGAGCTCAAGCTGACTTAAATTATTTTGGTTTAGCTTCTGGAAACAATGAAGGTGAAATAGTAGTAAATACTGGAGAAGCTGGAAGTCCCCAAATTGGATTTACCGAACATGGTGATGCATCTTGGGCGATTGGTATAGATGATGCAGATAACTCATTTAAAATGCACGGCACTGATGGTAGCACTATACCTACTATAAATAATCTCGCTATACCATTATTTGAAATAACAACAACGGCAGGAACTGCTTATTTAAATAACTCTAGAATATTCCATGACGCTTACCATCCAAATGCAGACAAGTGGACAACTCCAAGATCACATACTATTAATTTAACTGGGGATGTGACTGGTTCAGCTTGGCAATCTGTAGATGGATCGGGCAATAAGATATGGGATATCACTACTGTAGTTTCTAATGATTCACATAACCATAATCATTCTGATGGTGACTTTACAGTAAATGGTGGGTTAGTAGTTGAAGGTAGTAAAGATCCTGCTGCTGGTGATATGGGTTTCTATCAAAGTGCAGGAACAAATTTAATATTAAAAGGTGATTCGATCGGCCGTAGTGCTATTTTCTTTCAATCTGAAAAGGACGGCACAAATATTAATCATACTTCAGATTATGGATTTATTCAATTCCATGCTTACGGTTATGGTGGTAATTCAGGTGAAAGCGGAGACTTTGTAATTGGTGTTTCAAATGACTCTGATGACCATGTTATTCTTCAGTCCCCCTATAATGGTGGAGTAAAGGTCGGTTATAAAGACGCAACAAGTGGAGGAGGTTTAACAACTCAAACTGTATTCCACGATGCTTACCACCCAAATGCCGATAAATGGACAACTGCTAGAAGTCATACTGTTACTTTAACGGGCGATGTGACTGGTTCAGCTACACAATCTGTAGATGGAACTGGTAATAAGACATGGTCAATCACTACTGCAGTAGGAAACAACTCTCATCAGCATAGTAAATTATACGAAAATGGAACTATAGATTTTGGTGGTTCTTATGTACAGTGGATGGATCAGCCGGGAACGGGGGGCACTGGAATGGATGGTGCTGCTCCAAGAAACCCTGCAGATGGTTGGTATCATAATTTAATTATGAATCATGCCAACGGTAACGGATATTATAGTCAAATATCACTTGGTTTAAATAGTGATGATATGTACTTTAGTAGAGTTGCCAATGGAACTGCTCAGGCTTTTCAACGTATATTCGCAGATAACTATCATCCAAATGCTGATAAATGGACTACTGATAGAGCATTTCTTATTAATTTAACTGGCTCTGTCACTGGTAATGCAACTGTTAGCGTTGATGGTAGTACAAATGAAACTTGGACAATTAATACTACTTTAGCTGGTGGAGATTTTGGATCTAATAATATTGCTACAAGTGGATATATAGAAACAAATGGATATTACCATGATGGTGATGGTGATACCGGAATGGTCTTTCCAGCAGCCGATGAAATAGATTTCATGGCTGGTGCCACAACTATGATGAGGATGCGTCAAGTTGATAATAATTCAGATTACATTTCAATGTTTGGCCAAACAGTATCAGGTGAATTCTTATTTTATGACAATGGTAATTTCCATGCTGATGCTAATATTACAGCGTATTCAACTAATACATCTTCTGATATTAGGCTAAAAGAAAATGTTAGGCCTTTAGAAAATTGTTTAGATAAAGTACTTGGTCTAGATGGTGTAATATTTGATTGGAAAAAAGAATCTAGAGGTAAAGATCAAGTTGGCTTTATAGCTCAACAAGTTGAAGAGCATGCTCCAGAATTAGTAGGTGTTGCTGAAGATAAAGACATTGGAGAGGTTAAAACTATTAATTATGATGGGGCTATTCCAATGTTAGTAGAAGCTCTGAAAGAGCAACAAGACATTATAAATAGATTAGAGAGTCGTATAAAAGACTTAGAAGACAAAGGGTAATTACAATGGCAAAACCAAATAGTAGAAGCACGTTAATCGATTATTGCATGAGATCGTTAGGAGCGCCTGTAGTAGAAATTAACGTTGACGAAGATCAAGTCGAAGATAGAATTGATGAAGCATTACAGTTTTATCAGCACTATCACGCTGATGCTATTGAAAAAGTTTTTTTAAAGCATCAAATAACAGCCGATGATATTACTAATGGGTACATAAGCATTCCCGATTTAGTCACTGACGTAGTAAAAATATTTCCACTAAGAGATAGTATTTCTGGTGATTCAATGTTTGATGCTCAATATCAAATGCATTTAAACGATATATATTCAATGGGATATTTAGGATCATTAGTAGAATATTCTATGGCTAAACAGTGGTTAGCTTTATTAGATATACTTGTTGATTCTAGTGACAAGCATATTAGTTTTGATAGACATAAAAATAGACTAAGAATTGACATGGATTGGTCTAAAGAAGTTTCAGTTGATGATTACATTATTGTTGAGTGTTACAGAATATTAGATCCAGACACATACACTGATGTTTATAATGATTATTTTTTAAAACGATACGCAACAGCTTTAATTAAACAACAGTGGGGTGTTAATCTTTCTAAATTTGAAGGTATGGTAATGCCAGGTGGAGTAACTTTTAATGGTAGACAAATTTTAGAAGATGCTAAAGAAGAAATCGATAAATTAAATGAAGAAGTCAGATTAAACTGGGAACAACCAGTTGACTTTTATACGGGGTAATAAATGCCTAGAAACGTATACTTTTCTCAATCAGTAGCATCAGAACAATCGGTCTATGAAGATCTTATAATTGAGTCTCTTAAAATATATGGACAGGATGTTTATTATATTCCAAGAAGTTTAATTAATAAAGATAATTTGTTAGGCGAAGATCAAGGTTCGAGTTTTGACGATGCTTATATGATCGAAGCTTACATCGAAAATCCTGAAGGGTTTGATGGATCTGGCGATTTATACCAAAAATTTGGTCTTGAAATAAGAGATGAAGTTACATTTGTTATTGCTCGTAAACAATGGGCTGGCCTTGTTGGAGTGTGGAATAATGACATTGATAATATAAGACCTATGGAAGGCGATCTTATATTCTTACCAATGACTAATAAATTCTTTGAAATTTCATTTGTTGAACATGAACAACCATTTTATCAATTGTCAAATTTACCAGTTTATAAACTTAATTGTAGCTTATTTGAATATAATGATGAAGCTCTTAATACTGGTGTTGATACTATTGATGATTTAGCGATTCAAACAAGCTACCAGTTACCATTAGATATAAGAGTTACAAATGCTCAGCATTTTGAGCAAGGAGAAATCGTAACACAGGCGATATCAGTTGATCCAGCTATAAGTGTGTATGGAACTGTTCAAACAATAACTAAATATTCAGACATTAGTGGTCAAATTGGAGTTTCTAATATAGGAGTCACTGGTTCAACTGAAGCAAAAAGCTTTATAGTTTCAGATACTTTAGGATTAACTGGAAGCCGTTCTGGAAATATTTGTTTTATAACATCAGTTGATGACATTACTGATGATACTACTTTTGCTAATGATGGGGCTGCAAGTAATACAATATTTGAAATAGAGGCTGATGGATTCTTAGACTTTACTGAATCTAATCCGTTTGGCGATCCTTCGGAGACTTACTAATGTTTGGTAATCATTTTTATCACGCGACAATGAGAAAGGCTGTAGCAGTCTTTGGTACTTTATTTAATGATATAAGTGTTATAAGACAAGATGGTAAAGGTAATGTCCTTAATCAAATTAAAGTTCCTCTAGCTTATGGACCAAAACAAAAGTTTTTATCTAGATTAGATCAAAATACTAATAATGAAGCATCCATGGCTATTAAACTTCCAAGAATGGCATTTGAAATTGTATCATTGGATATTGATTCAGCTCAAAAACTAGGTAAAAGAAACGTTATTAGCGAGAATCATGCTACTGATTCTACAAAGAAAAAGACACTAAAACAGCAAGTCGCATATAATATTAATATGTCATTACACATTTTAGCAAAGAATCAAGATGATGGACTACAAATAGTTGAACAAATTTTGCCTTATTTTCAGCCAGAATATACAATTTCTATAACTCCTGTTGATGGTTTTGAATATAAACAAGATGTTCCAATTGTATTAACCGGAGTTACTATTAATGACGATTATGAAGGTGATTTTCAAACTAGAAGAGTTTTAGCGTATCAATTAGATTTTACAATGAAAATGAAATTTTTTGGGCCGACGTCTAATCAAGGTATTATCAGAGAAGTAAACTTTGATTTTAATTCTGACCCTAGTGGAGCTAATATTTTAGAAAATATGGATTTTACTATAACCCCAGCTGATGCGGATGAGGATGATAACTATACAGTTAACGTAAGTATAACATAGGTACATTATGGATAAATTAGAAAAAATGCAGGCAAGCCTGAATAAGAACTTGCCAGAGAAAAAAGATAAAAACCCTCCCGCGGTCTTAACTAAGGATCAAACCGAAGTTAAAGATGACTACGAGTATTCACGAAAAACATATAAAGATCTTATAGATACTGGTGTTAGATCACTTGATGTCTTAGCTGAACTTGCTAGAGAATCTGAGCATCCAAGAGCATTCGAGGTACTATCTAAAGCTATAAAAGATATTGGTGATGTTACTGATAAGCTTATGACACTTCAGAAAAATAAACAAGATCTTGCTGGAGAATCTGCAAGTAAAAAGACTACAACTAATAATAACTTGTTTGTTGGTAGTACCACAGATTTACAAAGATTATTCGCTAAAGCTGATAAAGAAGCGAAGGAAAAAATTATAGATGTCTCTGAGAAAGAATGATGACGGCTATATGGGCAATCCCAATGTAAAACGGGATGGCGTAGAAGCTGAATTTACAGAAGAACAAATTAAAGAATACAGAAAATGTATGATGGACCCATCGTACTTTGCGAAAACATACCTTAAAGTTATTTCTCTTGATGATGGATTAGTTCCATTTAACCTTTATCCATACCAAGAAAATATGTTTAATCACTTTAACGAGAATAGATTTTCTATTGTTTTAGCGTGTAGACAGTCTGGTAAATCTATTGCTGCTGTTGGATATTTACTTTGGTACGCATGTTTTCATTCAGAAAAAAATATTGCTATTTTAGCTAACAAAGGTGCTACAGCAAGAGAAATGCTAGCACGTGTTACTCTTATGTTAGAGAATCTACCCTTCTTTTTACAGCCAGGTTGTAAAGCTTTAAATAAAGGTTCTATTGAATTTTCAAATAACTCAAAGCTTATTGCATCAGCAACTTCTGGTAGTTCTATTCGTGGTTTGTCTATTAACTTATTGTTCTTAGACGAATTTGCCTTTGTTGAAAATGACGCACAGTTCTATACATCAACGTATCCCGTGGTTTCATCTGGTAAAGATACTAAGGTTATTATTACATCTACTGCTAATGGTATTGGTAATGTTTATCATAAAATATGGGAAGGCGCAACGACTTATGTTAATGAATATAAAGCGTTTAGAGTAGATTGGTGGGATGTTCCAGGAAGAGATGATGCTTGGAAAGCTCAAACAATTGCCAATACTTCAGAACTACAATTTGATCAAGAATTTGGAAATAACTTCCATGGGCGTGGTAATACGTTAATTGATGCTGGAGATCTTTTGGCTCAAAAGTCACAAAGACCAATGTCTTTTAACGAAAACTTGTTTATGTATGAAAAGCCAAAGGATGATCATCATTATGTAATGACTGTTGATGTATCTAAAGGTCGTGGTCAAGATTACAGTACGTTTACTATTATCGATACTTCAGTTAATCCATTTAAACAGGTTTGTGTATTTAGAGATAATAATATATCTCCAATGTTATTACCAGACGTTTGCTATAAATACGCAATGATATATAATGAAGCTTATATAATCGTAGAGTCAAATGATCAAGGTGCTGTTGTTTGTAATGGTTTATACTATGATTTAGAATATGAAAATATGTTTGTAGAATCGCAAGTAAAAGCTAATTCAATTGGTGCTACTATGACTCGAAGAGTAAAAAGAATTGGCTGTTCAACACTAAAAGATTTAATTGGTCAAAAGAAATTACATATTGTTGATGCTGAGACTATTGGTGAAATGTGTACATTTGTAGCAAGAGGTAATTCATTTGAAGCTCAAGCTCCTAATCATGATGATTTAGTTATGAATTTAGTTATGTTTGCTTGGTTTACTTCAACCGATATATTCCAAGGATTGACTAATATTGATATGAAAAATTTATTATATCGAGAGCAATTACAAGCTATTCAAGACGATATGTTGCCCTTTGGCATTATTAATGATGGTAGTAATTCTCATGTAGAAGGCGTTGGTGATGGAGAGGGTAATGTTTGGTTTGAAGATCCAGATTACGATCCACTAAAAAAACAGTTAATGTAACCTTAGAATCTTTATTTATATAAATAATACTGATTGAATATAACCGTATTATGAAAACTTATTAATAACTCAATTTGAGAGGACAAAACAATGGCATTTCAAGTATCACCAGGCGTCCAAGTCAAGGAAATTGACGCATCGGGCGTAATACCTGCCGTATCAACCAGTATTGGCGGGTTCGCAGGGTCTTTCAATTGGGGTCCAGTGGACGAAGTTCGCACGGTTAGTTCAGAAACAGAATTAGCTAGCATCTTTGGAACACCAGATTCCAATACATTTAAGTACTTTTTAACAGCAGCATCATTCCTAAAGTATGGTAACGCTCTTAAAGTAGTACGAGCAGCATCAGGTCATTTAAACGCGACCGATGGTACTGCTAAACTAGTCAAAAACGAAGATCATTACGATTCTTTAACACATGACGGAACCTTTATTGCTAAGTATCCAGGTAAACTAGGTAACTCGCTTAAAGTAACAGTATGTCCTGCCAATGCCACCGCTTTTGCAGCATACAATGAAGCGGGCAGCTTCGATGGCGCTCCAGGAACTTCGGATTCTGCAGCTCTTTTAGGGCATTCAAATGACGAATTACACGTTGCTGTTGTCGATACAGATGGCACATGGAGTGGTACTGCAGGTACTGTTTTGGAAGCATTCCAATTCTTATCTCAAGCTTCAGACGCTAAAAAATCAGATGGACAAAGTAACTACTACAAAGAAGTAATCAATAGAACATCAAAGTACGTATATTGGACAGGTCACCCTAGCGCATTAACCGATGCCGGTGAATCTCTTGCTGGCCAGGCTTCAGCTACAGCTTATGTAACTGGAACTGCTGTTATTACATCTACAATGGCTGGTGGTACTGATGATAATACACCAACTGTTGGCGAAATTAAAGCTGGTTTTGATTTTTTAGCTGATGCTGAAACAATTGATGTAAACTTATTATTTGCATATCCTGATGCTGATGGCTCAAAGGAAATTGCAGATAAGCTAATTTCATTATGCGAAGCTAGAAAAGATTGTATGGCATTTGTATCTCCACCAATCAATGATTCAGTTGGTACTGATACTCCTGCAGCAGACGTAAAAGCTTGGGCTGACACACTTCCTTCAACTTCTTATGCTTCAACTGATTCTGGCGCTGTATATGTATACGATAAGTATAATGATGTATATCGTTGGTTAGGAGCTTCTGGTCTTTGTGCTGGTCTTTGTGCTAATACAGACGACGTTGCTGATGCATGGTTCTCTCCAGCTGGTGTTAACAGAGGTCAACTTTTCGGAGTTACTAAACTGGCTTACAATCCTAAGAAAGCTGATAGAGATACTCTCTATAAAGCAAGAGTTAATCCTCTCGTTTCTTTCCCTGGACAAGGTACAATGCTATTTGGTGATAAGACACTATTAAGCAAGCCAAGCGCATTTGATAGAATCAATGTACGAAGACTGTTTATCGTATTGGAAAAGGCAGTTGCTACTGCAGCTAAAGCTCAACTCTTTGAATTCAACGACGAATTTACAAGAGCTCAGTTTAGAAATATGCTTGAACCATTTATGAGAGACGTAAAAGGTAGACGTGGCATGACAGACTTTAGAGTCGTATGTGATACTACAAATAACACTGGTCAAGTAATTGACGCTAATAGATTTGTTGCTGATATCTTTATCAAGCCTTCAAGATCTATTAACTTCATAACACTTAACTTTATTGCAACAAGAACCGGAGTCGATTTCTCAGAAATCGCCGGTAGTTAATTAGGAGAAGAAAAATGGCAATTTTAGGCGTAGATGATTTTAAATCCAAGCTAGTAGGTGGTGGTGCACGTTCTAACATGTTTAAAGTAACATGTAACTTCCCTGCTTATGCTCAAGGTGATGTTGAACTTTCTTCTTTCATGATTAAAGGCGCTCAGTTTCCTTCATCAGTTGTGGCTCCTGTACCTGTATTATTCAGAGGCAGACAACTACAACTAGCTGGTGATAGAACTTTTGAACCTGTATCATTGACTATTATCAATGACACTGGTTTTGAAGTAAGAAACTCGTTTGAACGATGGATGAATGGTATCAGCGAACATAACAATAATACAGGAGCTAGTAATCCAACTGATTATATGGCTGACATTATTGTTGAGCAGCTAAATAAGCAAGGTGATGTTACTAAGACTTATGATATGAGAGGTTGTTTCCCAACAAATCTTTCTACAATCGAACTTTCATATGACAATGAAAACCAGATTGAAGAATTTACTGTTGAGCTACAAGTTCAGTATTGGGAGTCTGGAACCACTTCATAAAAGGGTTATAAATAATATTAGACGAGGGGAGACTAACTCCCCTCCGATAATATTGAGGTAAATAAAAAATGGCAGAACTTTTTGGTTTTGAGATCAATAGAAAGGGCGATAAGCTTCCAGAGCTTCCTTCTTTTGTTCCAAACACAGACGAAGACGGCGTTGGAGTTATCAACACGGGTGGTCACTTTGGCCAGTACGTGGATATTGATGGCGACACTGCTAAAAACGAAGTTGACCTTATTTACAAGTATAGAGATATTGCTTCGCATCCAGAGTGCGATGCCGCTGTTGAAGATATTGTAAATGAAGCAATTGTGGGTGATAATAGATCAGCTCCTATTGAAATTATAATGGACGAACTTAAAGCGTCTGATAAAATAAAAAAAGCTATTAAAGGCGAATTTGAAAATGTAATATCGCTATTGCATTTTAACTCATACTCACATGATATTTTTAGAAAGTGGTATGTTGATGGTAGATTGCCGTACCATGTTATTATTGATAATAATAATCCTAAAGCAGGTATTAAAGAATTAAGATATATTGACCCAACTAAGCTCAGAAAGATTAAAGAGGTCGAAGAAGAAAAAGATCCAAAGACTGGGGCTAAGTTAATTAAGAAATCAGAAGATTACTTCTTATTTCAAAATGACGCGATGCAAGGTAATGGCGAAGGTTTAAAAATCCATCCAGACTCAATTGTATATTGTACATCTGGTATGCTAGATCCAACGCGCAAAAGAATTTTATCACATTTACAGAAAGCAATTAAGCCTGTTAACCAACTAAGAATGATGGAAGACTCGCTGGTAATCTATAGAATAAGTAGAGCTCCAGAAAGAAGAATTTTTTATATTGATGTTGGTAACCTACCTAAAGGTAAAGCAGAAGAGTATCTCAAAAATATTATGGGCCAATATAGAAATAAATTGGTTTATGATGCTAAAACAGGAGATATTAAAGATGATCGTAAACATATGTCAATGTTGGAAGACTTCTTCCTACCACGTAGAGAAGGTGGTAGAGGTACAGAAATTTCAACACTCCCAGGAGGAGAGAATCTTGGACAGATCGACGACATCATATACTTTCAAAAGAAACTTTATAAGTCACTTAACGTTCCAGCAAATCGTTTAGAGCAAGAGTCAGGATTTAATCTAGGTAGATCTACTGAGATATCTAGAGATGAAGTTAAATTTAAGAAGTTTTTAGATAGATTAAGAAAGCGATTTAGCGATTTATTCTTACAATTATTAAGAACACAATGTTTATTAAAGGGTGTTGTTACTAAAGAAGATTGGGCTAATTTTAAAGAAGATATCACCTTTGACTTTATTGAAGATAACTACTTTAGTGAACTAAAAGAAGCTGAGATTTTAAGAGAAAGATTTGAAATGTTAGCACAAATGGATGAATACGTTGGAAAGTATGTTTCTAATGAGTGGATTCGCAAAAATGTTTTAAGACAGTCTGACGATCAGATTGAAGAAATTCAAAAGCAAATTGCTGATGAAAAGGCTTCAGGGGAAATCGAAGACGAAGATGATCTTGAAATTTAAAATATTATAAATATATAACATAGGAAACTAATAATGAGTATTACAGATTTAATTGATAATGTAAAAGGCGGGGACAATGTTCAAGCCGCTAAAGATTTTAATAGTATTATGGCAGATAAATTAACAGCTGCTATGGATGCTAAGAAGATCGAAGTAGCATCTACATTACAAGATAGACAAGCCTCTAAAGAAGAGGAATAACTAAACGGAAAGAAATATATGAAGCTTATTGCAGAATATAATGACAATAACTTAGAAGTTATTGAAGAAAAAGTTAATGGTAAAAAGACTCTCGTAATTGAGGGTGTTTTTATGCAAGCTGACGCTAAAAATAGAAATGGCCGTATATATGAAAGATCTATTTTAGAAAATGCTGTTAACAAATATGTAAAAGAACAAGTAAGTACTGGAAGAGCTGTCGGGGAATTAAACCACCCTGAAGGTCCTTCCATTAACTTAGATAAAGTTTCACATAAGATTACTGAACTCAGGTTTGACGGAAGTAATGTTATAGGAAAAGCATCAATCTTAGAAACCCCTATGGGTCAGATCGTAAAAGGTCTACTTGAAGGCGGCGTAAAGCTTGGTGTATCAAGTCGTGGTATGGGAAGTCTTGTGCAAAAGAATGGCGCTATGTATGTGAAAGATGACTTTATGTTGTCTACAGTAGATATCGTTCAAGACCCTTCAGCCCCAGAGGCATTTGTCAATGGAATTATGGAAGGTGTTGATTGGGTATGGAATAATGGTGTACTTTGCCCACAAGAAGTTGAGAAAATTGAGACTGAAATCAAGGAAGCTCGAAACATGAGATCATCTGATGTTGAGATTAAAGCTTTTAAGAATTTCCTCTCTAAACTTGTAAATTCTTAATAGGAGAATAAATTATGTCTAATGACGAAATGCAAAACGATTTAGTCGAAGACGTATCAGAAACTGAAGAGCTTACTACCGAGGAGCTCGTTGAAGACGAACAAGTTCAAGACGAAGAAATCGTAGAAGCTAGTGATGACGCTAAAGAAGAAGGCGATGACGAAGAGGAAGAAGTTGAGGAGTCTGCTGATGAAGAAGACGACGAAGACGAAGAGCCTGTTGTTGAAATGCCTAAAACTAAAGCTGCTATCATGGCATCAGTAAATGATATGTTGAAGAAATCGAAAAAAGAAGGTGCACAGAAAATCTATGCGTCAGTTATGAAAGTAATTAACGCGCCTGATGTTGAGGAATCTGTAGTAGTTGCTAAGGAAGACGTTAACGTTGACCATATTGACTATTCTGAAGACCTTGACAACCTAGTTGCTGAAGAAGCTACTTTGTCAGATGGTTTCCAAGCAAAAGCTGGAATTATCTTCGAAGCTGCTTTGAAGTCTAAAGTAGGTGCAGAGATCGAAAGATTAGAATCTGAGTACGTTCAAAACCTTGAAGAAGAAGTAACCGAAATCAAGTCCGAGCTAGTAGAAAAGGTAGATTCATACCTCAACTACGTGGTCGGTAACTGGATGGAAGAAAATAAAGTAGCAGTTGAAACTGGTCTTAGGACTGAGATCGCTGAAGACTTTATGGCTTCTTTACAATCAGTGTTCAAAGAACATTACATTGAGGTTCCAGAAGGTAAGGTTGACCTGGTCGACGAATTAGCCGAGCAAGTTGCTGAACTGGAAGAGTCTCTAAACAAATCAGTTGAAGAAAATATCGCACTCACTGAGTCTGTTTCCGGATTGGAAAGAGCTGAGATTGTACGAAATGCTTCTTCTGGGCTAGCATTGACTGAAGCTGAAAAGCTTGCATCTTTGGTAGAAGATATTGACTTTGATTCAGCAGAATCTTTCGAAATGAAAGTGAATGTTGTTAAAGAGTCTTACTTCAAAACTGAAGCTCAAGAATCAGTAGATGAAGCTCAAAAATTGGTGGGTACTGACGAAGTTTCGGCTGACATCAGTGATACTATGGCTAGATATACATCAGCTATCTCAAAATATAAAAACGTCTAATATAGGGGAAACAAAAAATGTTTAACGCAGACAAAAACTTAATGGAAAAGTGGGCTCCAGTAATCGAGCACACAGATGTTCCAACAATTCAAGATAGTCATAAAGCAGCAGTTACTGCTAGACTATTAGAAAACCAAGAAATCGCAGCTAGAGAAGAAGCTGTTGCTAAATCAGGTACCTTCCTTGGTGAAGATGCTCCTGCTAACGCAACTGGCGCTAATGTAGCCGGTTTTAATCCTGTTCTTATCTCATTGGTAAGACGTGCAATGCCTAACCTTATCGCTTATGATATCGCTGGCGTTCAGCCTATGACTGGTCCTACTGGTCTAATCTTCGCTATGAAGTCTAAGTACAGCACTCAAGGCGGTACTGAAGCTTTGTTTGATGAAGCTAACACTGCTTTCTCTGGAGCTGCTGTTGCTCAAGAAGCTGGTCCTTCTGGTCTAGAAACTGCTGAGGATAATGGCGATGGTTCTTTGGCAACTAACGAAACTGCTGGTGAAATCGTTTCTGATTATGCTGGTGGTCTTTCAACTGCTGCTTCTGAAGCTCTAGGTACTGGTGGTTCAGGTGGTTCATTCGGTGAAATGGCATTCTCAATCGAGAAAGCTACAGTAACTGCTAAGTCAAGAGCTCTTAAAGCTGAATACACTATGGAACTTGCTCAAGATCTTAAAGCAATCCACGGTCTAGACGCTGAAGGCGAGCTTGCTAACATCCTTTCTTCTGAAATCCTTGCGGAAATCAACAGAGAAGTTGTTAGAACTGTAAACAGAACTGCTAAGCTAGGCGCTCTTCAGGCTAACGCTAGTGTTAAAGGTATCTTTAATATCGATACTGATTCAGATGGTCGTTGGTTGGCTGAGAAAGCTAAAGGTTTGATCGTACAGATCGAAAGAGAAGCTAACGTAATTGCTAAAGAAACTCGTAGAGGCAAAGGTAACTATGTTATCTGTTCTT